AATGAGCAACATATACAACATGATTACCTTTGACATAGAGAAAGACCTAGACAATGAAAAACTAACTATTGAATGGATAGAGAACTATCTAAGAGAGCAAAGAATAGTAGGCGGTCAAAGAGTCAAAGATATACAAATAAACCATTACTTAGAAGATTTAATGCACATAATAGAGGAGGGTTCAGAATGAGCAACATATACCCAAACGATTCATGGGGAACATTTAACGCTGAAAGCGAATATAAAAACGTTAAAGGCATACACAAAGACCAAACCATAGATATTAATTTATGGACTGATGATCAAACCGGGGAAAGGTTTTTATCTTTATATCCAGTTGATGAAAACGGGCAAACAGATTGCTCTAAATCTTTAGGTTTTTATAAATTAGAGGAGGTGCAAGAATGACATTTGTAGATAAATTTGATGATGATCATTTTATATGGCAAGACCACATCCCGGGAATAGATAAACCTGTTTTATGGGAATACAAAAACAAAGAAAAATGTTTTTACCAATACCCAACTTATAAAAGATCAGATTATAAAATCCTTATAGAACTAACCAAGGATCAAAAAAAGATCGCCCTTGACTACTTAGAGGAACTACACAAACCATTGAACGAGGAGACAAGGCAACATAACAACGAGAAAGCACGACTAAGGAGGGCTAATAGATGAGTAATGAAGCAAAATTAAAACAAGCTATAGATTTGCTTGATGATATGGTCAGGCAAGCAGACGAAGATACACCAAGCGAATACAGAACCAGGCATTTTAGAGAATGTATGAATGATTGTATTGATTTTATAGACAAGCATTATGAGGAGCAAACAAAATGAATGATTGGATAACAAAGCAAGAACTTGAAACAGCTAAAACCAAGGCTTTTGAAATATACAAAGATTTTTGCAGTGATCGTGATTGCACGGAAGGTGAGCAAACATGGACGGAGATTGAAATAAACGGGAAGTTTTTTGATATTGAATGTTTTGATGATGATATGAATAAACCAAGGACAGAAACATCTTGCGCTGTATATCCTGTATATCCTACAGAATGCGGAACGTGGAGAGAAACAGACGGAACTAATTGGATAAGATTATTTACAAATAAGGAGCAAACAAAATGAGTATATTAGAAAATAAAAATAATGATGTCATAGTTTGGGAATGTACTTTTTGTTTATACGATGAAGAAGGCAACGAGATACTCAACGAGGACGGAAGCGTCAAGATATTTCATGCACCTAATTTGGATTGGTCGCATATTGCCGAATATGTAGAACTTGATGACTTAGAGGAGCAGCCACAATGAGCAATACAATAGGAATAATAATAATAGTCTCGTTTATGGCTTTTTGCCTACACGGGACATATCTTTTACTAACCAAGGAGGATGAAGACAATGAGTAAAGAACTAGTACAAAAACCAACGCTAACGATAGCAAGAAAACTATTTAAACGTAAAAATCCTAATATTGATTTTAATGTTTGTTGGAAAAGAAAACCTACATTTATAAACAGCTGTTACTGGTCAACCGTAATATTCAAGGCTAAAGGTTATAAAAATATTACTATGCGTTTATACAGCGATATTCACGAAACTGCTATTTTTTAAAAGAGGTAACTAACCATGAGTAAATTAGAAATGATTAATGAAATACAAAGTTTATGCAACGCAAACAAAGACAACATGCACTGCTCTATATATTGGCTAGCAGACCAAATTAAAGAAATAGCTGAAGGAAATAGTTATCTTGGAGACTTGGAGGATGACCATGAGTATAGATAGAAGGCGAATACCAAAACACTTAAGGCATTTATCAAACGAGAAGATCTTATTACTAATAGAACTATTTAAGGGGAGATTATGACATTTACACAAGCAGAATACATATTTAAATGCTTTATCCATGATTCCGGGCAGATAGGAGAAAAAGAACAACCTAACAAGGAACTTTCTCTAACTAATTCTAAAGGCTCATGGCTACTTAAAACGATAACTGGTACCAACATAGCCATAGTATCAAAAGAAGGCAAGGTAGAGCCTCTATGAACACCTCAGAGGCAATTAGAATGCTGAAAGCAAAATATGGTCTAAAGCAAGACATATCATTAGAGAAATTGTTAAAGATTTTATCTAAAACAGATAGGGAAAACATACTACCCAATCTAAAACAAGAACCAAAATACAAAAAACTAATTATTGAATATTTAAGAAAGGAGAAGAGTGATAATGAATAAAAAGAAATTAGTAGAACTAGCAGAAGAAGTATTAACTAATATAGATGTAGAGTTACAAACACAACTTAGAAAAGAACTTGAGAAAGAATTATGCGATAGACTTAGTAGAATATTTCTACATGGAAATTACCATCTTACATGGGGACATCAAAAAGGTAATGAAGGCTACAAAAAAAGCTATGAATCTGTAAAACCAATATTAGATGAAGCTATAGATAAACTTTTGAGTAGAAAGGAGAGTGATAATGAGTAACCAAACAAACGAACATGCACTAGAAAAGATACACGAAGAAGTCATACAAATGGACTCTAAAGGATTGTTAGAGTCAGAGGTATTTACTGTATCAGATATTTATGGACTAGATGAAACAACCGACAGAGCCAGAATATTAGAATTCATAGCAGAAAATTTATTTTATAACGGTAACATTTATATATAGGAGTAAAAATGAAATTAGTAGAAAAAGAAAACGTAAACTTACAAACCATAGTAGAGGACTTAGCAGATATAACTTACTGCTTAGGAGAAATGAAGGATGATCTGGATTCTTACCGGAATATATTCCTTAACATTGAAGAACACATCAAACAAAATAAAATAAACCATAGTCTTTTGGATAGAATAAACACAACCATTAGAACTTTTAACCAAGTAGAAGATGTCATATGGCAAAGCTACTTAAAACTATTACAAAACGAGGAGAACTAAAATGAATGGTAAAGGCTCGGACTTTCGCCCACATAACAAAGAGAAATTTAATGAAAACTTTGATAGAATATTTGGTAAGCGATCAGCTCGCCAAGTAACCAAGGTAACCATAGAATTTGATCTTGATGGTAGCAACCATACTATAGATGAAATCTACACCCGCGTTGAACAGTTGATCAAATCAAAACAACTTAAATTCGACACAGCCACGAGGTATGATTGAAACTATAATTAATATCTATCTATCCCTAAGCGGAGTATTTATAGCTATGCTATTGGTAACTTCGCTAATTGGGATTATAATAAACAAGTAGGTCGAGGTCGCGTATATATCACACTCCCCTTTTTGGACTCCTCACGCACTTCGACTTACACCCCCACGCAAGCACGCAAACCTCACTCACGCATCAATTCATTCGCTAAACCCACCAAAAGAAAATGCTTCTTCCCACCAGGCTGACTCATGCGCAACCTTTTCTTCTCCCCCTCAAGCACGCACCAAAGAATCTCTTTCTCAATTAAATCCTTCATACCCCTACCGGCACTTCTCCTGTTCGTTCCTATCATCTTTGCATAATAACTAATCGCATCATGACTACTAAAAGTTTCAAACCTGTATCTTTCACACACCGCCCACAACAACATCTTCGAACTCATGTTCAAATCTTCACGCCCGCATATACGCCTGAACAATCTCCATACGCACACTCGCATCTTTGTGTAGTTGTCTTGCTTGCGCACGCACGCAGTTGGCACCAACGCAGTTTTACTTAGGTTCTCTACCTCTTGTGGAGTCACCCACCAATATTCTTTATTACTCGTATCAAATCTTCTCATTTTTCTCCTCGCTCACGCACGCTTGCTTGCTTGCTTTTGGGGAGAGACAAATCCCCTTAGGGATTTTCTCTCTATATATCATTTTAATGATATGGATATATGGTACAGAATGTCTACATTGTAGGTACATTTTGTCCATAGTGTAGGTACAGAATGTCCACATCATAGGTACAATTTGTCTACATCTACCTCTTCTTTTGGTAGGTAAACTTCTACAAAACTATTGCAGTTTGGACACGAAAGATTTGTCACCATCATGTAGTGATCATTCTCATCTTCAATGTCATGGTCGCCACCCCATATTAATTTTGTATTACAATGCCAACAATTCATATTCATTTCTCCTTAAAAATGTATTTCATATTCTGTCTTTTGTGCTGAGTCTATTGGTTCTAAGATCCCGTCTTTTCTTATTAAAGTTTGCACCCCGTAATCCACATTACCAGAGTTAGATTTCACCAAGGCCGCCTTGACCACACTCAACCTGTCGTATGGTATATTTGCTTGCTCACATAACAATTCAGCATCCGATTCACTTGGTACCCACATCGAAATTGCAAAACGTACTGAGTCTGTGATGCTTGATGCTCCCCTGATGTCCGCTTTGTGAGAGTAAGGATCATCTGAGTCATTGGTGATTGATTGTTTATTAATATGGTGGGTGGTAAGCGTAGTACAACCAATATTTGCACTAATCATGGCACAGTAACTGCCCCATAACTGTCCGGCCTCATTACTTTGTGACACGCTTGCAGTAGTAAAAGCTTGCAACGGATCAAAAGCAACCAGCTTTAAGTTATCAATGGTTTTTAATTCCTCTACTATTTGTTGTGCTTGTTCGGTGATACCTTCTTCTCTTAACAAGATTAAAGGTTCTTTCTGATCCGGTACCGGGAAAACATAAACATCGTTATTGTGTTTAAACCTTTCACCAAGTGGATCAAGTAACTCAATCCTGTTGTGTACCTCGTTTAAATCATCCTCAGCACAGAAGACCACCGAAGATCCGTGTTCTTTTACTGGTTTTCCCCACCAAGTCGTACCTTTAGCGATAGCAAGTGCTAACTGTAGTAGTGATAAAGACTTACCAACACCACCTGATGAAGCTAATATTCCTGGTTTAGCTAGTGGGATGAAAGAGTCTACTAAAAACTTTTGTGGTTCTGGTTTTTCTACCAAGTTGCGAATTGCATATTTCTTAATATTAAATTTAGATTCAGTAAGCTCTTGTCTCACCTTATCCAAACCGTGTTTTAAATATAAGTCGTTGTAGTCACCACGTTCGCTTGGCAAACGCACGCATGAGTTATTCACAGCTTGTACACATTCCTGTGCTTTCTTCTCGCCAACTCCGGACTCATCATTATCTAAAGCAATAATAATTCTAGCACCCGAAAGCTTGCGTATCTTAAGGGCAACTGCCATGACGAAATTGGCAGAAAATACGCAAGCTACGGGAATCTGGGTAGCCTCATAGATAGTTGCAGAAGTTGAATAACCTTCAGCTAGTATAATTTTATCTAATTTGGGAATGTCTTTTATGTCCGCACCAATGAGAAATATATTTCCTTTGATTTCGGAGTCAGAGGCGAATCTTTTTTCACCTTTTTTGTTTATAAACTGTAGAGAACGTATGTCTCCTGTTGTAGAATACACACCGCAAACCAACATATCCTGGTATTGCTTTAAACCATAACTTTTAACTTTTTTATTTGTGAGATATTCATGTTCAACAAGATTAGAATAAGATTCATGCCAGTCTTTAACTTTTTTAGCCACTTCGTCATGCCTTTGTTTTTTAGCTTTATCAGCCCTTTCTTTGTTCTCTTGCAGTTGTCGTTGTAAGTCTTCTCTTTCTTGAATAGACATAGTTTGATGATTAACACTTGACCATTTGCCTTCAAAGCCAGTCTTCCAGTTACCAAAAGTTGCAAAATAATTACCGTTTACTTCGTTAACAACATAATATCCCGACTTCTGTCCAGAAGAGTCAGCACGCACGCCAGCAAGCTCGGTTACCGGCACCCTTACTATCTCTCCTGTTATTTGTAAATGATCAATACGCAAGCCCTGTGCTTGCATCTCGTTGATTAAATCGTTTGTATCTTTGCCCGTGTTTTGTACCAGATTATTTTCGTCTGGAAAGTATTTCCTCAGATCCATGTTTTGCCCTTTCATCGTCTTGTTTGGCTATAGCATTAGCCCAGTTTAAATATTCTCTTACTATATTAGTAAAAACCCTTTTTCTTTTTACTCTATCCCATTTGTGTAGAGGCTCGTTACCCTCTTGTCGAGATAGTTCTAGATAGATATCTTTAGTTTGCGCAATAGAATACTCAATGCCTTCGTCATTTAACTGGCATTTGTTTGGAAGTCTTTCACCTTCCTTAATTTTGTTTAAATGATCCATACTGCATGCTCCCAACCAATGATCTCCATCTTGGTAAAGTAAAGGCCCACAAGGTCGCTTGCAATAAGCACATAAAGTAGGCCTGTTTTTCGCATCGTAATTAAAAAGGCGCGTCTTCATCGAGAGTAGTAGAACCCATAGCTTCTAAATCTTCCTTTGAAGGACTAGCCTTGATGTTATCATCTGAAGTTTTTGGCTTGCTAACTTTTTGGCTAGCAGGCTTCCAGTTCTTACCAAAGTCTTCATCAATTACCATGTACTTATCATCCGCATCCATTTTAATTGGCACGACAACTGACTTGTCCATGAATTTATCCATGCTTGTCAATGAGCCTAAACCCATTGCTGTTGCCATAGCTTTGAATGAATGTCTACCACGTCTTGCCACATCTGGATTATCATGCTCCATTGCAAAAGCATGGTTAATTCTAAAACCAGATTCACCTACTGTGAAAAATACTTTAATTGCTTCCCAGTTATTTCTACCGGTAACAACCTCATATCCATCAAAGTTTAATGTGTGAACACCAGGTTCAATCTTTGCTTGCGATTCTGTTCCAGAATCTAAATTATCAAAATTATATTTTGTTAAGTCCATATTTTTACTCCTATAAATTAACCAGGATCGTAAGATGAATAAGTATTTAAATACTCAATTAAATCTTCACAATCCTTTTTTAAATCAGCGATCCTGTCGTAGGTTTCAACTGGATAAGACTCACTTTCAAAATCAACTTTTCTTAATAAAGAATTAAGTCTAGTTGTAATCCTGTCCAGGTCTCGCTGTACCACATCAATATCAGATAACAAACTCACTTCAACATTGCCTCACGAATGGCTGGCCATTCCATCGGCAGTTCGTCTGGTAAGTTATATCTGTTCTTTGCAAGGAAAGCCGGATCATTATTGGTATAGATAATTCTATCGCCAGATACAGTCTTAGTAGTCATGCCACTTTTACCTTGCACCTTAATAGTTCCTAATTTTTTAGCCGCAAAAAAACATGCGTCTGAGTGTTCTAATAACAATGCCGCAGCTTTTTTATGAAGCTTAAGAGAGAACCTGTCATATGCTTCTATTCGTGGATCTTCCACCTTTCGCACATCACTATGGCAAATCTGAAAGATCATCATGCCTTTGTCTCTTAGTCTATTAAGTTTTTCTATATATTCACCCCAGTATCTAAGGGTTTCTGCATAGCCTTTTCCATAGCTTGGTTGATCAATAGATTTCCAACTATTGTCTTCACAAACTTTTTCCCAAAGCAGTCGTTCAAACCAATCTAAAGAATCAACACAAACAGTTTTGTATTCATGTTTTTCATTAGCAAGTTCGTCTAAGTTATTCATCACATCTTTGTAAGTCTTACAAGGAATATGATCCATTTCAATTTTGCCTAGACCGTCTTCTACGTCTAACATAATTGGGTTTCTAGTTTGTGAGGCTAAATACGTTTTACCAACTGCGGCTTCACCATGCACGATAATTCGTGGTGGTTTCTGCTTAGATTTTTTTCGTATATCCGCTAGACTCATTTAGCCACCTCTACAACAGATTCATTTTCTAATGCATCTTTAAGTCTGTTTGAGTATTCAACTCTTAAGATGTCTAGTTTCTCTACTTCAAAGTTTGCGTTGGCAACAAAATCATTTTTTTGTTTTTCTACCAATGCTAGCTTGTTATAAAGTAACCCTTGCTCATCGTTTAGATCGTCAAGGTTATATTCCTTGCCACCCTCTTCGAAGCTAAAAGTTTTTATTTCACTATTTTCCGTCATTTTCATCTCCATGATTATATTGTTTATATAAATCGCAAATGCTCCTCGCGTTACACCAACGACAATGATCCCCGTATACATATACAGGGTTTTCTTCAAGACAAGCATCAACGCTTGGCTTCAAAAAATCGTATGCCCAGTCTACTAAGAATTCTGCTGTGGTAATCCATGTTTTTATAGGCCCACCACCCCATGTAGCCCTTGGTTGCACAATGGTAATCTCGACTTCTGTGTCTTCATTACCATATCTTGACAATGCACCAAGCGCATAAATCATAGCCTGTTTGTTGTTATCTGGACTGACGGGATATTTACCAGTCTTAAGATCTATAACACACATTCTTGCAGGGGTGACAATAAGTGCATCGGCATATCCGTAAAGGTTGTCTGATATCTCATCTAATCTAACCTTTTGTTCAACAAGTAATTTCCCGTCAATTTCTTTTGTTCGATTTTGAACATAGTCAACATAGAACTTTGCACAATCAATCATGTCTTGATCTACTACTATTTCAAAATCTTCTACTAATTCTGTTTTTCCTAACCAATAATCTTCAAGAGTCACATCAACTAAGAATCCCTTTAAGAGTTGTTCTGTCATGCTGTGAATTAACGTACCAACTGCCGCAGGTATACCAACTTGGTAATCAACCTTTGCCGCTAGTTTTGGCATGCCTGGACATTTCGTCCATTTATCTGCTGATGATGGGCTAAGTAAAGCGTGCTTCATTAGATACCCTTGATTTTTCTTCCCATCTTTTGATCTCATCTAAATCATATAAGACTTTACCGTTAGGCCCGCTTGGTTGTAAGTATGCTGGGCCTTTCTTTTTTAATCTTAAATTGTGAATTGATCGGGCATCCATACACCAACGCTTTGCTAATTGCTTAGTGTCAATGAATACTGTATCTTTAGTGTCCATATTTCTCCCTTTTTTGTAATATTTATGTAATAATATACTTAATATTTTATATTAACAAGTATTTTTTAAAAAAGGAGTTAAAAAATGTCGATAGATGATATCAACAAAGAAGAGTGGGATAAGGTTAGTAATATAAAACCAGATATGGTTAATAAGCCACAGCATTACCAAGGTATTGTTGAGTGCATAGAGCTAATTAGAGACAGGGTTGGATCTAAAGGATATGCGGCTTATCTAGAATCAAATATATGGAAATATTTATATAGACATAAAGATAAGGAAGAGAACATACAGGATCTAAAAAAGTGTCAATGGTATTTGAATGAACTAATTAAATATTATGAGGAATTATAAAAATTGCTAAGGAGGTAATTATGAATTTCGATGAGTTTAATGATCCAATCTTCGAAGAAAGAAATAATAGAAAACCTATTTATATAAATAAACACCTTGCTAGAAAGTTTATAGATTTTTGTAAAACAGAGCAAAAACAACCACATGATGTGGCTGAGTATCTAATATCTTTAGGTATGAACTCTGTAACACATTATAAAGATCCTACTGTGTCTGTTGACATTGAAGCTCTTTAAATAGGTTTTCTACATTTTTCAGCGAGT